CGTAAAGAACCAGCTGTATTAGTAGTTAAAGGCTCAAACTGTAGTTCATTTTCTTGGTCGCTGAAAGCTATTAACATGGGATCTAAAACACCTGTTCTTGAGCTACCACTTATAGGATCTGCTCCTCATACTATCAAATGCCTATCTGTTTCCGATGTAATTACTTGTAAGGCTTTAGTAGGCACTAAGTTTGCACCACTTACACTTGATAACTCTACAGCTCTTGTCGAGAGGCCATCATTCTCAACCCAACGATATATTCCGCCAGCTCTAGGATTTATAATTAAATTTTCGCCGTAGTTATCGTGTGTCCACAACCTTAGTTGATTTGTGTCTGATAAAGCTGTTGATGATCCCCATGCTCCAGCACCCCAAGTACCAACACCCCAACCAGTTGATTCAACATAATTATCTAAGCCGGAGTTTACTTGATAAGCCGCATCTGTAGCAGAACCGCCATTGCCAGAGTCACTTGAGTTTGCCGTTACTGTTGTACCCGAAGTGTCTTTTGCAGTAATTTCATAAGTGTTTGTACCTGTAACCAAATTTATTTGGTACTCTTGATTGATTACAGCAGCAGTAACATTGCCTCCCAAAGAAACAGCGCTTGAAAAAGTTACAAAATCACCATTAACAGCTCCATGACTAGCATCTGTTACAGTAAGTGTTGATGATCCGTTTGTGGCTGCAAAGGTTGCAGCATTAGTGGTGTTCTTTCTTATTGGCGTTACATCGTTATAAGTGCCACCTTCTTCAATATAATATTTGTTGGTAGTGCCTATACCTAAATAACGAGCTCCACCTAATGAAATCCAAGAATGTAAAGCACGAGCAGAACCAATTATTGAGCTTGGCGAAAACTTTTCCCAGCCACCAATCTTCTCTACTCTACCTTTTCTAAAACGAATTTTATCGCCGTCAACCCATCCACCTTCGTTTGAGTAATCGGTTTCTTCTTTATTTATTCCAGGCTTAAAGTTTAATTTGGTCAGCGGCATATTTAGAGTCTAACATATCTGCTGTGATCTTACGCCAATCTGATAATAGCTCCTGTAGCAGTTGCGCTAGGAAAAACTATTGTAAAATCGCCAGCGGTTGATGTTTTGTCGCCTCCAAAATCAATCGCACATACAGCTTTGTTAGAGTTAGTTGTGTTATAAATCAAACATCCTCTAGCTGTAATAGTAGCCGTACCAAAGGTTAAATCTGCAAAGTCAACGATAGCTGTTGTGCCAGAAGTTGTTGGCGTAACATTTGTTAAAGCACTACCGCCAGATGAGTAGTTTGTACCACTCGCTTGTCCTGTAGTAACAAACGCTGTTGTGCCAGCTCCTAAAGTAGCAGAACTTGTGTATAGAGCTAATTTGAAAGAGTCAGCTCCATTAGTAAAGTTATGCCCTTCAACAAGTAGCTCTTGTTTAAAACTTGTGCATATTGCCGATGTAATTGCCATTATAGCTCCTTTAATATTTTAGCCATGTCTTCATGGCCTTGTTCTCTTAATAAATTTGAGTAAGTCGTGTTCTGTGACTTAATCGCATTTTTTATAGTATATAAGATTACAGTATAAACTTGGTTTTGAAAAGCCAAAGCCTGTTGTTTGACATGTGCCGGAGCGTTGTCTGAAATGTCGCAAATTTTCTTTGTAGCTTGCGCTGCCCAAAATTCAGCGTCATGTCCTTTATTTTTTGTTGAATGAACCTCTACTTTACCTATTACAAAATCACTTTCTACACTCATGCTTACCCCTTGTATGGTTCTGGTGGCACTACATCCTCATTAATTTTTAGACCATATTCTTCTAATTGCGTATTAATTTCATCATAAGGTCCAATAATAAATCTGCCTTCATGCGGCACAGCTACTAATGGTTTGTCCAATCTATGAAAACCATAAAGTTTTTCTGTGGCTGGCACGTTAGAATCTAATACTGTCGATCTGCCACTAATACCAACCAATATATCAGCGCTCATACATTTGCTAATCCAAAACTCTACACATGCTCTGCCTGCTTCTGCAAAGTGCATATTCTCTTTATAAGAAAAATCAATGCCAAATAAGTCTATACGACCAACCTTATTGTATAAAGCATAAGCAATAGCAAAAGCTACAGTTGTGTTCATATAGGCACATTTAGTTTCATTGCATACATCTTCTACTGGATAACGCACTGCGTTTTTTATACGCGGATCTAACTCACAAGTATAGATAGGCACATCCGAAGTAGCCATAAGTTTTTTCATTGCATTGGTTTGTTTGCCAGCATCGTTGCTGTCAAAAAATCTACTTGCTGGATCTAGTGCAAATATTCTGTCTGCCGGATAAACCAAGCCTGCTGAGTTAATGCACCAAACTTCGTCCCATTCCCTACTGTTTTCTAAACCAATCGCAAAATCAACTTGTGACACACCCAAGCCTATTATTGCAACTGTCTTACCTTCTAAATGCTCTATGCGACTCATTAGCTCACATTGGAGCGTACTGAGTCATATCGATATTCGTCGCGTGTGCCACGACCTTCTGAGATATTTTTCATTCTAGCTACCGCCTCCTTAAATCGTGCCTCTAACTGAGTAACGACGTCTGTAGGTTCTTTAAGGAAGATAGCTCCTTCTACCAACGATCCATACAATAAAGCGTCTGGATAATCTGTAGATAAAAAAGTTGTACCGCTGTCACTACCATTGGTAAGAGATACTGGTTTGTGTAAATAATGAAGTTCCACTGTGTAATCCGCATCTGGGATAGGTGAAACCTCAAAAGCTGTGTCATCAAATAAAGAATAATATTTTGGAGTTGCTCTTGTCGTTCCAGAAGAATACTCTTTGATAAATGATGGGTGTTTAAAATCTAAGTAATCGTATGTGTCTGAGCTAATAATAGCCAAACTCATAGGTGAATAAAAATCTGTTGGCGTAGCTAGAAACCTATTGCCAGTGGTTACTGTGCCCTGGACATTTTTACGTTGCTCTGGTAATTGCACAAAAGAAAAAATACGATCTTCTGCCTCTTTTATAAAGGTAGGCAGCTGTGTAGTAAAGGTTGACTCAGATACTTCTAAGTAATCTTGTATTGCTGTTTTTAATGTGCCTAGTGTAAAACTCATGTTGTTATTGTAACCTCACCTATACCAGCTGTAATAGAAAAAGTATCTAACACAGAACCTAATTTGCCATCGCCCACATTGGTATAAACCAAGAATTTTGCATTGTCATCACTGGTATCTGGTCTAGGATCTTTAACGGCTTGCGGATCTTGGGTAGATGGTTTTGGCATAAGCTGTGGATGTTTAGGATCCCACTGATCTGGACCTACCAATAAACCATCCCAAGTTTTACGCATGTCTTTTAATTTATAGCGAAACCCTGTTATATCACAGATGCCGTAAGAAAATTTACCGGATGCAAAAGCCATTATGCGTTGTTATAACTCCTTAAACTTGGTGAAACTCTAAAAGATGCACGATCTTCGTCTTGTGCTAAAGCTCTTGCAAACTCTTCTTCGTACAATGCTTTTAACATTTGTGTTCTTTCTGGTGCTCTTTTTAATGATAAGTAATATGCAAGGCCAGCTGCCAAACAAGGATAAAACCTAAATGGTAGGTCAAGCGTGTTCGCTCCTGCGTCTGCGTCGTCCATTCTTGTTAGGACGTTCATGTGTATTGTGTAGGTGCTTGACTTGTCTGGCGCTGGCCAAACCGAAATAGTCGGTGTTAATTGTTTATTAATAAAAAATTGGTTTGGTTTGCCTGTCGTAGATTTTGTTGTGATATGTGCGTACTCAGCTCTACTAAGCCTGGTCATAGGTATATCAGTAGCATCCTGTCCAACAGTTTCTCTTATAAACACGTCTAACACATCAATAGGTGCTGTAGCATTGGTGCTGTCTATATTGTAAGTTTTAGTATCTTTAACCATGTCTACTGTTTTTTCTTTAATAGACCATTGGTTCAAGCCTCTGTTTGCCCACTCTGCAAGCATTAAGTTAAGACTTCTTGTAGAGCTCTTAAGATCGTAACCAGTGCGTAGCTCTATGCCACAACGCTCAAAAGCCTCTTCAACGTAATCAGCTACGTCTAGCTCAAAATCTTTACTTCCAGATGTTGCCATAACTATTCCTCATCACTATCTTCTGCTCCGGCGTATAAATTGTCAAACACTATTGCTGGATCTGTATAGCTCTCATGCTGCTCTGCTGAGTGAACCCATTGCGAAGGTGCAAAATCTGGAGCACCCTCTCCTGTTCGCCACAGCGCTGGATTTGTTGCTCGTACACGATTATTTGGTAATGCAACAAAATTACCAGTCCAAGGACCAGCATCGGTTAAGTATAGCACATGCGATTGTTTGTGTTGTGCTGGACAGTCTGCTATAGAATTTTCTGTGTAATCAACAGTAAACATATACTTACCCAGATGAAACTCTCCTGCAATTTTGCAATACCAAGGACTAGAACTAACACGATCTAAAACCACAACGCTATGATGATGACTTAGACAGTCCCATGGTTGAGCTAAATGATCTGGTAAGGGTTGCGGCCATTCTTGTAGGGGTTCATCTGCAATAAGAGCCTCTATCGGCATGCGGGCCCACATAGCTCCGCCATGTATATTGTTTTCTAAATCTTCACAACCAGTAAAAACCACTTGAAATGACAACGACCTATCTGGAATAGTATTCACGGCAAAAGCTAAAGCATGTAAATACTCACCATGATAGTTTTGATGATTCGCAGTAAATTCTTTTCTTACCCAGCACTTAAACTGCGGTATGTTTGATATTAAATACGCCACTTTATTTAATAAAAAATTTTACTTCATGCCGCCAGCTGGTGGAGTTTTTTTAGGTCTTAATAAGTTAGCTTGACCTTTTGCTCTAGTGCCGACACCTTTTAACGCTGCCGCTACTGATTTAGGCATATTGCTTATGCCTGGATTAGCTTTCATTTCACTCTGCAAAGCTGCGCCACCTTTTGACATATATTTAGGATTTCCACCTTTTGCCATGTATTTAGGATTGCCACCTTTTGCCATGTATTTTGGTTTTTTCATAATTTAGCTCCTGCCGTATAAACCCATATTAGGTTTTGATTTTATCATACCACCTTTTGCAGCGAAAGTTTTAACGTTGGTTGGTTTACCGCCAACTCCTTGTTTTTTAGATCGTTTTCTTCTTACCGCTGATTTAATTTGTTTTTTGCTCATTCTTGCCGCTTTTGCAGCTGGAACGCATTTTGGATATTTTCTTTTAGCATCTGCTTTTTGTTTGGATCTGCCACATTTTTTAAAGCCACCACCTTTTTTTGGTGCTCCGATGTCTACCCAGTCTTGCTTAAACCACTCAGTAAGTCCGCCGCTACTTTTTGCCATGAGCTTTCCTAATTTGTTCTTTACCTTTTTTAAATATATTAGCTATGCTTGTTTTTCCCATTACTTTAGCTCTTTGCTCGCCGACAGTTAATATTTGTATTTTTCTAGCAAAAGGTTTTGAGATTCTTTTTACTTTATTTACTGTAGCAGTAGCATCTTTCATGGTTTTAAACTTGATACTAACTGTATCTTTTGGGTTTTCATCCGTGTAAAGCCTTCTGCCGGATCTTTTAGGTTTTTTACCTGTACCTACCCTTGGATCTTTTTTCTTTTTCATTAGGCGCTCGGCACTCTTGTTTTCTTACGTTTGCTTTGCATCATGGCTCCACAACCTCTGCCTTGGACCATTTTTACAGCACCACCAGCTTGCATGAAACCCATTTTGTTTCTTACTTTTTTAGGTAATTTTGGTAAGCCTTTGTTGTCAGCCGGGATTGGTTTTAAGCTCATTTCACCGCCAGCTGCTTTTTTCTTAGCACCTTTGTATTTACCACCCATTTTTTTGTATTCTGAAACCATATAAGCATTTGCATAAGCCGATGGATATACGTCAAACTTTGCCTTTGCTTTAGCTTTAGCTCTTGCATAAATAGATGGATTAGCTACGTTTGCTGGTGTTTTGGATTTAGCACCACCACCTTTTTTCATTTTAATAGACTCAAGCGTTTTAGCTTGACTTGCATGGGTTTTACTAGCCTTTTTCAAACCCTTAATAACTTTATTTAATTTCTTTTTTGCCATATTACCATTTCACCTTGTCGGCCCAATATGCTGCCGACATTTTTCCTTT